CTGAATTTATGGCGGATTGCGGTAGGCAACTACGTAGTTGGGAGATTTCAGGTAAGCCCATGGATGCTGACGTAGTGTCTGATGTGGATACTTATAGATCACGCTATCTTGCTTTGTCTAGAAAGTACATTGCAGACCCTGCTGCAAAGCAATCCATTATGCAAGCCTGGAATTTGTTGGCCCCCATTGCTAAAGCTATAGAGATTGCCAATGTTGGTGGTGCTTCTCCCAGGGAGCAGCCAGTTGGTATAATCATTTGTGGACCACCTGGTGTTGGTAAGTCCTATGGAATAAATGACCTTATGAGACAAGTACAAGCGGCAACTGCGTCGCCTGCTCAGTTGGAGAGACTAAAGAAGAATCCTAATGCTCTAACCTTTCCCCGTAAAGTTGGCGCTAAATTCTGGGATGGTTACCATGGTCAAAACCATATATTTATTGATGAATTGGGTCAAGTTGGCAAGTTGGTCATTACTGACGAAAATGCCATTATAGAGTATATTAATTTAGTGAACACTGCGCCGTTCTTAGCTAACAAAGCTGAATTAGAGGGTAAAGGGGCTTATTATGTGGCTCCTGATGCCGTTTGGTGTACTACGAATGAGTATAGATTTAGTGAGGTCTCATTACAAGACATTATCAACAATCATGAGGCTTTCAGGCGTCGCATTCGTTTTGGCCTATGTTTGGTTCCAGCTCCGAAGTACTGTATAACTAAGGTCCGTGATATCAGAGACCGCAGGTTAGATGAACGTGCAGTTCAAGCTGAACTCAAACTCATTAACTCCAAGAGGTCTATAGATGAGCCTTTCATCCATATTTTGTATGAGGTGTTTGAGTATCATTTTTGGGATTTCTCTGGGGAGGGTGGCCCTGATTACGCGGCAGCTAAAGAGTTTGGCAAACCTTTTGTGGGTTATTTCGAATTGCGTGACATGATTGTCGACGCAATTAAAGAAAAACGCATGCGCAGCGTTGATTCTGCAGCGCGTATAACTGCCTGTATAGATAGGGGTATAGCTATGAGGCCACAAGGCATCATGGAGGTCTGGCAGGGCTTCGCAAGTCGTTGGCAAACGACTGGTGATGAAGATGAAGAAGAAGAAGAGATTAATGAAGAGTATTATTTTACATGTGAGGAGTTGCGTGAGATAATGCCCTCGATCTCCGAAGTGGAAGCTGAGTTTCTTAAGTTTAAGATAATGAAGCCAGTTATTCCCAATAGTATTCATGAGCCTGCTATAGATATCTATGTTAAGACCGAGATCGTTAAACAGTTGCGTACAATGCCTGTGGCAGCACGCGCTTGTCCCATTGCTAAGCGAACCTATGAGAAGACACGTGAAATTGTAAAAAATTTTAAACTTCCTAAGTGTTTAGAGGTCATTAAATTATGGCATGTTATGGCAGGTAGTGCTGCTCTTGCCGGGCTGATTCACATGTTTATGCAACATAGGGAGTCGTAAGTTATTAATGGTGCGCTTTATGATGTTTCAAGTGGGGAGCCAGTGTTACTAGAATCTCAATCTAAGGATAAACGGGACATGGCTAGGTCTAAGAAACCTACCAAACCTCGTTATCGAGTACGTGCTGTAGATGATGATGCTGCTTGGGATACACAAATGGATGTGCAAGCGTCTATCGAGCCAGCCAAGCTAAGCTTTATGAATAAGCTTTACAATAATAACTTGTACATAGTTTTACACCCCATTGAAGACAAGCCCACTGGCACGTTGTTTTACATCAAGGATGAAATTGCCGTAATGCCTCGTCACTTCGCAAACACTATTGCGGAGATCTGTGAGGAGAAAGGCTTAGAGCCGGTCCTTAGAATACAATCGTATGGTGCCAAATCTATACGTCACGAATTATTTTTTAAAGATATTGACTTTGCGGTTGATAGAATAGATGATGG